TAGGCAATCGTCTTGCCGGGCTCCCAGTGCTCAACCTTGCGCGAGCGAATTGTGGCCGCGAACTTTCGCCGCTGGGCCGCTGCCAGCGCTTGCGGTGAATGGTAGGTACCCATGCCTTACTCGCCGCTCGGGGTGATGATGTCGGCCACCACCGACACCGAGAACACGACCGTGGTTTGGTACGCCTCTTCCATCTCCGATTGAGCGTCCTGGCCGTCTGTTTCGTCGTACACCGTCTGTTCCACCAAAGGCTCAAGCGCGCCCGGGAATGGCCTCGGAGCGTTGCGCATCAGCTCGTTCTGCAGCTTCCACGCCTCCGCGATCTGGAGATTCAGAAGCGGAGTCTCGGGGTCCTCGTAAATGCCGAACCGGGTGATCGTCGTGACCATCCGGTGCCTGCGAGTCGAAACCGAGTGCGGTGTCTGCGGAACCACGGGAAGCTGAACCCGAAGATACGGCCTCTCCTTGATCGGAAACTGGGGCTTTGACCCAAGCTGAATCTTGTTGACCTCAACCGCTTCCGGGAACACGTCCATCAGCAGCGGAATCAACCAGGCCAGGTATCGCTCTTCGGGTGTCATGCTGGTGTGTGGTCGAGCAGTTCAAGCGTGATCTGCATGAACGAAATCCGCCGAATCGCATCCCACTTGAGCGGTTTGGCGATAGAACACCGGAACCGCTTGCCGGGATAGTTGTCGAAGGTGAAGTCATCCCCGGGCTGGAACTTCTCGCCAGGGTCGATCTTGCAAAGCAGGAGAAACGGGTTCGAGAGTTCGAGTCCCGTTCGTTCGTAAGAGCCCGCCGACGTTTCCGGGGTCAACTGGCACCGGAACTTGACGCCCTTGCCCTCGCGGGTGGTGGCAGTCTGAACCGAGCCGTCGTTGTTGCCCTGCGCCTTCGTCCAATAGCCGGTGTGAGGGAACCTCATTAAGCAAACTGAATCTCAACCTTCCCGCGAAGGGTCTTCGTTTTGAGCTTGGCCCGATTGGTGCCAGGTCGCAGGACTGCGTGGATGCCGCCATCTTTGACAAACACCCTTACAACCCCCTTCTTGTCGTCAGCGAAATAGCAGTCACTGAGCGGTACTTCCACTCCATCCACGCGCACGCTCTTTACGTCTAAGGCTCGTCGATCTCCAGCGTCGACTCTCATTAGAGGTTCACGCCCCACATCGAGCACAGTGCCCGCTGGATCTTGTCAAGGTTCCCCGCCGACAGGACGACGTTGAACTGGGCGCACTCGAAGATATCGACCTCGGGGAAAGTCGAGCCATCTGAGCCAATCACAATCGGGCCGGACGTGTTGGCTGCCGTACCTGCGCCGGAGCCCGCCGTCAGGTTGTGGTAGACCGTCACCGCGCCCGCTGCCGCCTTGGTCACAGTCGCAAGGAAGAACAGGCCATCGGTCAGCGTCACCGCTGCCGTGGAAGTGGCAGTACAAAGCCCTGTAAGGCCCGCTGAGCCCGTCGAGATGCACTGAAGGTCAACCGGGACCGTGGCACCCAGCCTGGCAATGCTCTTGGCGGTTCCTGGCACCTCACGCACCCGGCACAGGGCGAAGAAGGTGAATGGGGCAATGACGTTGCCAGGGTTGCCGGTATCGCCGCGAATGATCGTGGTGAGCTTGTCGTTGGAGCCGTCGAACTTCAGGCACGGACGACCGAAGTTGTCGAACTTCATCACGGGCGTGTTCGTGGCCTCGTAGAAGTCGCGCCCATAGATGGAACGGTCGATCCAAGTGCCTACCGAATCGCCGTGGTCATAGTCGTCCACGAGATCCCACGCCGACCACCAGCCCTGCAAGCCCGCGATTTCAGCCAGCGAGAACGAGGTTTCGCGCTTGATGGTCAGCACGAACTCGGCGGACTGTTCGCGCTTGAAGACGCCTGCGCCACTGTCGCGCTGGTACACGATCCGGGCATCGAACTCGCGCGAAGTGCCAGGCCGAATGCCAGCCGCGCCAAAGTGCGTCGAATCCGGGGTGTACTCCCACAGCGAGCCGTTGCGGGTCAACTCATACGAGTACGAATTGGCCTCGTAGGTCGTAGAGGCTTCGATGTCGGCGACGATGAAAACCTTGTCGTTGCCTGAATCGTAGGTAAGCCCCAACTCAACTTCATCGGTTCTGAATTTGACCGGAGCCACCGCGTCCGCGCCCGTGGGAAGGTTGATGTTGACGCCCGCGGACACCTTGACCGGAGCGTTCGGACCACTGACGACGGATACCGGTAGAGGGTTTGCTGCTGTGCCCATTTACTTCTTCACCTTCTTGGTTGCGCGGCGCGCTTTCATCGCTTTCTCGTAGGCTTCCTGGTTGCGGGCCGCCTCTTTCTGCTCGTCTTCGGTCAGCGCTTTCCTCGCCTCTTTCGGTGCCACCGCCACGTTGAGCGAGTCCGGCACCTCGGGAGCCTTGACGCCGGCCTCTACCAGCACGTCCCGCAGTTCGAGCGCCGTGTGGTACGGGTAGCGCCCGTAATCCAAGGCCTCGTCTACCGTGAGTGTCATGCGGCCGCCAAGCATCTGGACCTCCATCAGCTTGGCCTCAGAATCAAAAGAGATGAGTTTCATAGACTTAGAACCTGCGATACCTTGCCGCCACGACCATCGAACCGCTTACGATCCGCTGAGCCCTGGATTCCTTGCCCTCTTGGATCGTCACCGGGCCTTGAGTCAGTCGCCCACCTGCGCCGACCTCTTCGCCGTCAATCGTTGCCAGCACTTCCGCCGCCGCCTTCTTGACGATGGCAAGTCCCGCGTCCGCCGGGTACTCGCTCGCCCAACCCTCGATAACAGTGAGGTCGATTGCCGCCCGCTCACTTGCCCACGGAGCGCCCGTGAACATGATTCGGGTCTTCTGGGTCTCGTTGTCAGGAAGGAGCGTGTAATCGGTGCCGTCGACCATCGCTTGCCCCGACACCGTGAACGCTGAGATGGCGGTGAAGTAGTTCGGGGTCTTGATGTACCACTGACCTGCGCCGTCGTCGAACATGATGTCTTCAGGCTCGAAGGTCCATGAAGCCGACGCCGACAAGAACGGGGCCGAGTTGGTTGCCTGCTGCCACCACAGTTCAGCTGCCGCGAGTTCCGAGTTTGCAAGGTTCACCGGGCACTCGAACCCCATCGACTCAAGAATCTCTACAACATCAGTGCCCGAGATAGTCATTATTCAGAATCGTCTTTGGTGCGAGCCTTGGTCGCTGACGCGCGCTTGATAGCCTTGTCTTCGGCCATGACGCGGGCGATGGCCTTGGCCTCTGCCGAGTGCGGGGAGTCGTGAGCAATTCGTTCGAGCTTGGCCTTCGTCACGTCGTCCCATCCGCCAAGTTCAAGTGCTTCGCGTGGAGTGCATCGGACCTTCGATCCATCGTTCATCTCTACCGTGTAGAGGGTTTCGGAGACTTCAAGTAGTTTCATATGTGGTTCAAGGAGAAAGGCCCCCGGTTGGTTCAGGGGCCTTCGTGGTCGGTCTTAGACGTTGGTCATGATGAGCGTGTCATCAACGGTTGAGCCCTGCGTCACGCCAGCCTGAACCGGCTTGGACAAGAGAGCAATCACGCCGTCGATCGTGGCGTTGCCGCCATCTCCACGGGTGACTGCGAGCCGGTAGTACCGGTGCTGCAGGTCCGAGATGTTGACGACGCTGACCTTGTTGTCATCGGATGCCGTCACCTGCGCCGTCGATCCGCTCGTGACTGCAGTCCAATCCGAATCGTTATCCGAATACTGGAGAGCAAGGTCAATCGAGGACGACGCGGCCATTGTGCCGGACATGAAGATGATCGTCAGTTCGTTGTAGCCGCGGGTGTCGATGGTGCCAGTATTGACATCGGTCGTACCCGCTGCGAGAATGAAGGTCGTGGCCGCCGTCGCATCGGGGACAATGCGGCGAATTTCAACGTTCTTTGCTAATCGTTCCATTTGTGCATGATCTCCTTATGCGTTATCCGACTTGAGAACGCGCATCCGGAACGGCTCAGCGACAACGCCGCCGAATCGCTTTCGACCCAGCATGACCACCTGGTTCGTCTCGGCATAGATTTCGGTGAGAACCCGAACCGAGAACCCGGTGTGATTTGCGAGGTAGTAACCGCGAAGGTCACCGTACACGCCAACGAACGCGCCATCGGCGATGTCTGCGCAGAATGCCGAGTACACGATGGGGTCACCCGCCAGGGAGTCGGGGTGACGCTGGCCGAGGCCGTTGTCATAATCGCCCATGCGGAAGATGAATTCTCCCGACACGCCAGCAAGACCCGCAAGGGTCTTACCGACCGAGCCGCGATTGAACACCCACGCCGTGTTCTCGTTGATGTACTGCTCAGGCACATCATAGGGAAGCTGGCGAATCTGGGTGGCGTCGATGTTGTTGGCTGTGCTGGAAAGCGTAACCGCTGGTTCATCGGTGCCGCCTGGATTCTTGAAGATGCCGTGCGGACGTGTGCCGATACCAGTGCCGTTAAGGATCTGGTTGTCTTCCAGAAGCCGGTCGGTATCGCCGAAGTGCTCAGTAGCCCAACCCAAAAGCGGGAAGTAGCTGTCTTCGAGCAAGTCGTTCGTCAGCGGCATGGACATCATCCAAGTGCCAATCGTGATTCGGGTTTGACCGAACACCGGATCAGTGACCCGCGCCGTGGTTGCGGCTGCTGGCTGGTCGCCGGTCAAGGTGACACGGACGCCGGTCGAATAGATGTTGTCCGTGGAGTAGACGACTCGCGGAAGCACGACCTCTTTCGATGAGACCGGGATGCGTCGAACACGGCCCGAAACCCGCGTTGGCGCAGGCTTCTTCATGATGAGTTCGCGAAGCATCTGAACCGGAACGAGGTAGCCACCTGCGGTATCCGTGCCTTCCGCAAGGGTCTTGCGGTCGATGCTGTCGAGCTGGTCGAGGTCACCTGCGCGGCGCACGTAGGCATCGAACGCCTTAAAGTACGAATCCTCACTGATAGCCTTCATCTGCTTTTCAGACAGAAGATGTTCGCCGCTTGAATAGGCAATGGTCTTGCCCTTCGAGTCGGTGTCGAGAACCGTTTCGCCGCCTTCGGTGACGCCCAGGATGCGAGCGCCCGAGTGCTTCATTTCCGCGTTTACCGCGTTCGCAGAGCCGGAGACCTTGGACTTGAACGCCGCCGCCGCACTGTTGCGGTCTGCGATGCCCTTGAATTCGGCCACCTGGTTCTCGATGGCAACCTGCTCGTCTTGGAGCTTCTTGATGTTTGCCAGGTCTTCCGCTACCGTGTCAGAGCCCGTGTTGAGCCTTGCCAGCAGCTTATCGACCTCGGCCTGCTTGGAGTCATGCAGGGCATTAAGCCCCACAATCTTCTCGTCGATTGCTGTTGACATTGGTTTGATTTCCTTGTGTGTTTAGAGCGCCATGCTGCGCCGTGCAGCCTGGCGAGTAAGCGCGGCGATCTGAAGCGCGGCAAGTTCCTGGTCGATCTCTTTTGGCTTGTCTGTAGACTCCATAAGTTCGCTCAGCCTTGCATGGGCTTCCATCATCGCCTCACAAGCGCGGGACATACATTCGCGCGTGGAACCGGAGAGAGTCCTTCCAGCCTTCACGCGGTCGTCTGACCTCGCCTTCAAACGGCCTACCCACTGCTCTAGCGCGTCAACCATGCAGAGCGTGTGATCTTCGAGCGGCATGTCAACCTTGCCACCCTTTGCCGATAGAACGAGGGCCGCAGGGTTCGCGGGCACCGTCACTACCGAAACTTCATAAACTTCAATGGACTTGAGGTATCGAACCTGACGCCCTTCCGTGGTCTTCCACTCGTCTTCCAGGATTCGGTATCCGATGGAGAGTCCAACCGATTTGCCAGCCGCTAGCCGTTCCTGGACGATCTTGCGGCAGTCCTGGGCCTCTTGGGTCGTGTGGAAAGTCATGCGCACATAGAGCCCATTTGCGTCTTCCCTGGCCTCTGCAATCATTGCCACGGGCTGCTTCCAATCGTGGCCGACCGCACCAAACCCTGAACGAACAAACTCGTCAAGGTTCTTGTACGCGCCGGGCATCACGATCTCGCCCGCGCGGTCAAGGTTTCCGGTCACGTTGCCGTAACCAGACAGCTCACCGGCATCAGAAAGTGACGCGCTCTTGAGTTCAAGGAATAGCTTGTTCATTGGTTCTTTTAGAGTCCTAGCCCAAACGGAGGCGGACCGGGCATCCCGTCCGACTGCCTAACCAAAACGCATTTGCAATTCGTGCGGCATTCGCTGGAGCCATCGCGCGGATGGGCCGGTAACGCATGCTTGGTGTACGGCCCACCTGAAGCCCAGCGCGGGCAATCGTCGCAGTGCTCGTCAGCCAGCATCACCCACCCGAATGTATCGGTATCAGGCGAAGCCAGGACGAAGACCTCGTTCATGGTCCCGCCGACCTTGTTCCCGTACATCCTCAGCCGCGCATCTACGCCGGTCGTAAAGCCTTCGGCGACATCACCATAGCGCCCGCTTCGCAAGTCCTTCATAAAGCCGTCAAAGTACACGAGTTCCTTTTCGACATTGCGACCGGCGAACAGTTCATCATCGAGTTCACGTGCCACCATGTCGCCCGCCCAGTGCCGTCCGATCACGACGCCGCGCGTGTGGGCCTCTTGCAGGTGTTCGATGACCGATTCCTCGAAGGCGTCAAGGTTGCCGGTCATGCGAAGTTCCGATAGCGCATCCTCGATGCCCTGGAACGTAAACGAATCAAGGTCGCGAAACTCGGCCATCAGGACGGAACCTGGCCCGGCCCGCTTGATTTCGATGTACGCAGGATAGGTTACGATGCCGCCCGCTCCTGCCACTTCTTAGCCATTGCCTGCTCCCATGCCTTCATTGGATCGGACTTCGGCGGCCGCTCACCGTCTTCGGCATTCGGGTCAGCAACAGGGGCCGCTGCTGGTTCGTACCAAACATTCTCGTCTTCGGGGGTGACTATATATCCGAGCTTCCCGCGCGCCTCGGCGCGGTCGATGGCCCTTAGCTTCCACTCTTCAAGAGTGCGCTTTGATAGCGCGTTTTGGTCCTCTTGTAGAACTCGGACCCTGGTCAAGTCCCACGCTAGCCGCTCTTCGATGTTGTTGCTAAAGTCAGGAAGCAGCGAACCTTCAATGGTGTCAGAGATAAGCGTCTGCGTCGGGCAAACGAACTCTTCCATCACGGCCTCGCGAGCTTCCTTCATGTTTGCGAAGGTCTTCGACTCGCTTGGCAGGCCAAGAACCATCGCGTTGAAGCCGATCACGGAAAGAATCTTGTCTACCGGCCATCGCCGAACCTTATCGAGCGCCATCTCTTCAACCGTTGAACCGAGCTTGCTTACCTCGATGGCGACATTGGGCACTAAGGGTTTACCCCGGTTCATGTCCCGACCCGCGTCGTGGATGCGCCGCTTCAGCTCGTCGGCCTGGGTCTCGTTGATTTGAAAGTCGCCCTTGGGTGAAACCATGAACGGACTCACGCCCACATTGCGAAGCGTCCACCATGCGTAGGCACTGGCCTCGTTGTCGGTAAGAATCTCTTCCCCCAAAGCCTCCATCTTGCGGAGTCCACGCCCGGTCGATTCGGGGTCAATGCCGTCTCGGAAGTGCACGATGTCCTTCGGCCTGTAGTACACTGGCCCGCCTTGGGTCATGTACTCGTAGGCCGTCACGTAGTCCGAGCCCTCACGGATAACGCGCATCAGGTGGTGCGGCAAATACCAAAGCTCAGCCGGGCGCGTAGAAGACGAGCGCACCTTGAGCCAGTAAGCGTTATCGTCAAGGATCAGGCTTGCGAGTGTCGCCTGCCACAAAAGACGCCCCGAGTATCCGGGGTTGGGCCTGCGCAGGAGCTTCGTGAGCGCATGATTCTCAACCGCCGCGCTAATTCCTTCCTTGTCCGGTGCCTCAATGTAGCAACGAGCCTCGGGGAAGATGCGGCCCGCGTACTTCACCGCCGCCATGACGGTCGAGTTCTTCCACGTCGGCCTGAACCGCGAATCCCGCGCAATCTCGGGGAAGATGTTCGCGTAGCCCGAGAGGTCGTAAGGGTGCGATATCGAGGATGGCGCACTGGTCGTCATCGCCTTTACACCCTCAATCACACAGTCGAAGAACTTCGCCATTGGTTACTCAGTCTTTGCCGGAGTCTTCGATTTAGCCGCGCCGACGATGGCCGCGAATAGAATCCAGGGCACAAGCGCGATGATTGAGCCCAGTGAAATCGCCGCGATCACCGCGAACACGTACCAAAAGAGGTCAAGTGGTGTCATTTAGTAGAATTTGAGTTCCTTCGTTCCGGCAATCTCGTTGTAGGCATCACTGGCCGCGTCGGCCTGGTCGTCGTATTCGTGCTCTTCGTCTTCGCGGTACTTGCGATGCTCTTCGGTGAACGGGTGATTCCATTCGCCTTCGACGAGGATCACGTTTCCGCTGTTGACCTGATCGGCGTACCCGCGAGCCCTTACCGCCTTGGCGCCGCTTACGGGCTGAACCGTGACATCGAACTTTGACAGGTGCAACTTGAGTTGTTCGGCCTGGTCCTTGCCCGCCTGGGCCGGGTCTTGCGGCAGGTGAATCTTGGTGCGGCCGACAAACGCAAACCGCTCCATGCCCGCCGTCGTCACGTTGCCGCGATGGTCTACCTCGTCAGCGCCGTAGACCTTGCCCAAGGTGTCGCGCTCAGCCGTTCGCAGAAGCAACGCCCGAACCTTGGCTGACTCAAACTGGTAACGCTGAACATCGAGGATGTAGACGAGCCCATCCGAGGTAATCCCCATGAGCACGCCGACCGTCCAGTCGCCGCCGCCCTGTGTTGCCGCAAGATCCCAAGCCCGGCACAACCTGAGCCCGCTCGGAATCTCCGAGGGCTTGCAGTACCGAAACGCCGTCTCATCGAAGAAGTAGCCCGCCGCGCCGCGAACCTCGTGCTGAGACTCACGCCGAAACGCCGGCAGCCCCCAGGTGTTAATCTGGTACTCGGCGATCTCAAGGTTTTGGCCTTCCCATGTTGGGACGCCCGACTTGATTCGGTACTTCCTGCGGCCGCTCTCGGCTTCATAGGGCTCAACCTCAAGGCCTTCGACAGCGACCTCGATCGGCGGAACTTCTCGGTCATAAAGGAACTCGGCCCGGCCATCAACAAGCCGTGCCACCACCCCGTTTTCGTGGACCAAGTTCTGAATGAACAGGATCGCCGCGTTCTCGGCACCCGCCGGGAGAATCGTGCCCGTGATGGCCCGAATCTTCTTCTCGACCGTCTTCTGGGTGTCCTCGGCCTCGTCAATGTCGTCGAAAATTATCAAATCAGGACGAAACTCGTCGAGCTTGATGCCGCGAGCCGCAGTGTCCAGCCCTAACGCCTCAACGTTGAAGCCGTTCGCGCACCGAAGCTGATTGCGCCTCCAGCCCCGCGAGTTGCCGTACTTGCCGACTGACCGGTCAACCCCGACGCGCTCAAAGAAGCCCGCAATGCTTCCAACGTGCTTGTCGGCCTGGTCCTGGGTGCCTGAGACGTAGAGCACGAACCGTCGCCCCAACCTCTGCCCGACCCATGTCGTGGCGAGTTCTGCCGTGGTCGACTTCGCGCCGCCACGGGGCCAAACCTCAACGCGCGGGGCGAGCCGGATGTTTGACGAAAGCGCCGAGAACCACGACCACAGCCGGATATGGCGCGCCCCCATCGGGTAGCGCGTGACCGCCGGGAAGTGGGTCTGTAGCCAAGGGCCGTATTCGAGATCTTCCTGAACTTCTCCGCCGACAGCCCCCGCAGATTCATACCTACGAAGGAACTCCGTCATCTCCCGCCGCTCCTGCGGCGTCAATGCGGGCCTTTGCCCTTTCAACTCGGCGGATAAGCTCATCGTCTGGAATCTCAGACTCGTCCTTGAATTTCACCGGCCCGTCAAGACCGAGCAGCTTGGCCTCGCGCTCAAGGAGCTTGACCATGCGGTCGATGGCGAGGAGTTGCTTTTCGCTCTTCTTGTTGAGGGCCTCGGCGCGAATCGCATCCTTGAGCGCTTTCAGCTCTCCAAGTTGGGCCTCGATGTGCTCCGAATAGGCGGCTGCCGACTCCGAACGCCATCCGGCCCGAAGCTCGGCGACGTCGCGGTCTATGGTGGATTTGGTGACCGCGATCCCTTCAGCGGTCAGCCGCTCGGCGATATCGCGGATGCTCAGCTTTTCGAGCAGGAGCAGCTCGGCGACCCGAGCCCGGCGGGCATCGCCTGGACGATCACATTTGCGCGTCAGCATTTGCCTCCGGCGCTACTTGTCCCAAACGCCGAGCCGCAACTTGACGGCCTGGCCCGTGATGCCGAGCGCAGTACCGATCGCGCCCGCAGCCTCAAGGCCAACATCGAAAAGACCCTGCGTGATGCGGTTCCACTCGGGACCGTCATTCAGGACCAACTCGATGGCCTCATTGGTTTCGACTTCGGGGCCGAAGTCCTTCTCAAAGATGGTCCGGTGCGTCTCGCCCGGGAAAACGTCGTCCGCCATATTGCGGAAGTCGCAGGACTCGTCGCCCCAGTCCTGAGTGTCGCCGAGGATCGCGTGAATTTTGATGCTTGCCATGTTGGTTACTCCTTATCCGGTCACTGCGAACAGCCAGAAGTATTCAGCCGCGAGCAGTAACGCGCCGAACACGATCCACGCCGGGTGAACGTCATTCTCGCGCCGCGCTGGCTTTTCCATTTCGAGTGCCCGCCGAACCTCTTCTTGTGCGCGGCGAACCTTTTCGGCTCCGGCTTGCCCGGGCTCTTGCACGAGCTCGTATCGAAGGATCATGTCGTCCACTCTTGCCATGTGACTACTCCTGAGTCGGCTCAGTGCCGAACTTGACGATGAGTCGCACGAGCCCAAACGTGATGAGCGTCAGTGCGACGAAAGCTAGAAATTGGGCAGTCATGCTATGCGCACCGTTTGCGGCACTCGGCCACGACCTGATAAACATACGACCTGCCTACACCCAAGCTGGCAGCAACCGTTGGCGCGTCGGCATCCAATACGTACAATTCCGCCACCCTGCGCTCCGATGGCGTTCGCGCCGCTTCAACGAACCTGGCAATAGTCTCGTGGTTCTCGGCCATGTCGTGCGCGACGGGTGCCACGGCCACGATGTCCACAAGGTCCACCATCTCGGGCCGCTTTTTCCATCTGCCTCTGTTGGTTCGGCGACGTTCTACGGCAGTCCATTTCGCCATAGAGCCGATCCACGTTTGGAGCTTGCCGCGCGTCGAGTCGAATTCCCCGGCCTTCTCCATCGCTTTGAGCACGATGTCTCCCGTCAAGTCCTCGGCATCATCAGCCACGAAACCTGCCTCCAGCACGATTCCGTATATGAGCTTCCTCCACTTGGGAATCTCCTTGATGATTTCGTCGCGACTCATGTACGTCTTACTCCGTAGGGACTGTGCCGACGCCGAGACCGACGAGCCCGCCCAGAAACCAGCACGGGATTGCGATGCTCCAGTCGAACGTCGCTTCCTTGTCGCGCTTGCGTGCCCGGCGGTAGGCGGTCAGGTCGATGACGGCAGCCGATGCCGTGCCTGCGATGATCGAGATGAGAATGCGGTTCATTCGCGCTCCATGATTCGGTCGAGCTTGTTGTCCATCTTTTCGAGGGTCTTGAAGATCGTTCGCCCCTGCTCTTCAAGCGTGACCACACGGCGGTCCACGGCGTCAATGTGGTCCCGCTGCTGGTCAAAAGGGCGGAGGCCGTCCGTGACCTGCTTCGACAGGTGTTCAACGTCCGACTTCAGCGTGCTGACTTGCTGGTTCATCCTATTGGCCCACGCAACAGCCGCAACGAGCTGCCCGAGAACAAACACGCCGATGACCGTTAGCCAGCCGTCGGATACCACGATTTCCGCTAAGAGCATTCATAACCGTCCTTGGTTGATCCACTGGCGAATAACCTCGCCGCCTATCTCGAAATGCATGCCGTCTTCGATGCGAAACTCTGCACCCCAGAACCAGCCGAAGCCCTTCATGACCCCGTAAAGGTCGATGAGCCCGCGCTGAACTTTGCCGTCGCCTCGAGGGTCGAGCATGCCGTCGATCTTGAAGTCAATCGCCATCCCAAGCGCGTGATTGCTCAGAAGGCCCGGAACACCGCGCACGTGGCGGCAGCAAAGCATCCCGGCGGTTCCAAGGGCACCGTAAAGCGTCGGCTGTTTCTGCCGCACCACCGCCAGCGAACTCGTGAGCAGCTCGACCGCGAGGTCAAAGCCAGTGACCCGGAACGGCCCCACGTCTTTGGTGACCATCCGCCCACCCCAATAGATCGAGGTGACGGCCGCGCACTCGTCGGCGAGCTTCGCCCGTGGCATTCCGTGGCGCTTGACGAGCAGGTTCGTCGGGCAAGGCGAAATCCCGCCATTGATCGACGACGCCGCCGGCATCGGCACGAGTTCGTTGAGGTAGCTCATCGTAAAATTGCCCCGGTTGTCTGTGATTGGATTGAGGAGAAGAATCCCCGGGGCCAAGTCAGTGCGTTCGTCTCTGGCTTTGCGTGCCGTCGGTGTTTGCTCAGTCCCTTGCGGGCTCTGGCTCGTGTCGCCTGAACTATTCGGGATTTCCGAACAGTTGGGCTGAATCGTTACTTTGCCCCCTTCGGCTCTACTCTCTCAGCATGGCAAGTGCGAGCAAGTCACCCTGCGGGTTATAGGGTTGCCAACCCATCCTCCTTCCGGGGGCAAATTGGAAGGGCGGACTATGCCGCCCGATGGCCGCTGACCTCGGACAGTTGAGGGGGTGTAGAGGGTCCGGCCAAATCTTGCCCCAGGGCGCGAAGGTCACCGCGCAGTCGAGGCGTGAACCACATTTCGCCGCGCTCTCTCCGCGCTCTGGGTTTAGGTGCCCCGTCTGGCTGAAAGGTCGCCGGTGAACGACCACGGGGCGGGTAACGGAGTGATAGGGAGGTTTCCTAGCGTCAGGGCCCCTATGAGAAAGGCCCGGGACCGCTCTTGGCGATTCCGGGCCTGATTTTCGGGAGATGTTGAGCCAACTTACCCCTCCCAGCTAATAAGACTACCAAACACGGGCAAAAAGTTGCAAGACCTGCAAAAAAAATTCTTCACCTTGCCGCTCTCCACGGAATCGACACCTTGCCGAACTTGTCCACGAACGACGAGTCCGTGATCGGAGGCCGAACCGCAGCCGCGAGCCGCCCACGGTAAGGTCTGACCCGCAGCGCGTGGCGTAGCTCGAGGCGAAAGGTCCGGTACCGCCACCAAGCCATGTCCTCAACCGCAACCAGCAGCGTCCCCGAGGGCGGGTAGATGCGCAGGTCGAGCCACTTGAGCCGGTACAAAGCCTCGTCGAGCGTTTCACCGGCGCGGATGACCCGAAACTCCTTGAGTGGCCTGGCGTCGACGATTCGCCACGTCAGGACTGGCTCGGCGGGATAGTAGCCCGGCAACCCTGCCACGTACTCGTAAGCCTCAAACTCGTCGTCTCCGGGCTCGGCGTCACGGGCGACGGTCGGATAATCAAGCCGGTAATCCCGCGAAGTCCCAATCACACAAGCTCGCCAAGCATCGAGCACCCGGCGCTCAGACCAGGGCTCGCGGATGTCTTGTTGCTCTTTGCGTTCGTCCATGATCTTCAGTTCTTGCTTGTCACTTTCAGAAATTGGCGATTTAAGCGCCTGAAATTGCCGAAGGGTGGAAATACACCCGAAACGCCGTAGACCCGCCTCAAATCGAAAGCTAGGCGGCAAAAACGGGCCATTGCTCATGTCCCTCATCATGTGTCCCGGCATAGTCGCAATCAAGAAACCTCCGAGTAGCGCAGGAATTGCGCGTCCCAGGTGATCGGCTCCTCAAGTCCGGAAGGCCCGAACCGGTTGAGCTTGATTCGCATCTTGCCGACGCCCTCGTCCAGTTTCCGGGTGATATTCACCACGAGCCCAGCGTCTTCCTCGAACTTGCGGGCCTGCTTCGTGACCAAAACGCCGTCCTTCTCCGTGGCCTGAGAACCGGCGACCACGGGAATGCCTAAGCGCTTCGAGAGCTTCACGAGCTTGCGGCTGACGATGGACATTTCCCGAACCGAATCGAATCCCGTGCGCTCGGAGGTCGAGAGCAGCTGGACGTAATCCAGCACGATGGCGTCAAGCGGCTCCAGGTCGTGCTCGTCGATCGCCCAAGCGCAAACTTCCTCGATGGTGGTTTCGCCTTCGGATTGGGTGCCATCGAAGAACACCACGGGCCGCTTTCGGATGGCTTCGAGCGCGTCTTGGTGGCCTGCGTCCTCGAACATGTCACCCGATGGCCGGTAGCTGCCGTGAATCTGCTTGACGCATCCGAGCAGGATTTGCTCAGGGGTCATTTCGAGCGTGACGAACCCGATGCGCTTGCCGGGGTTAGCGTTGACGAACGAGATCATGACCGAGGTCTTGCCGACCTTTTGGCCCGCGACGATCAGGCTGGTTTGGCCCTCGATGTAGCCACGGGCAACGACGGCGCGGTCGATGAAGGCGAACCCAGACGGCAAGCCGGAGTGGCCTTTCTTGCTCGAAAGATCGACATCGGCGGCGTCGATGGACGGGTTACCGCCAAGGCCCAATTTCCGGCCGATTCGGTCATGAGCCCGCATGAGGTCCCGCGAAGTCGTTTCGGGGTTGGCGGCGACGGTGATCATGTTCTGGCACTGGGTGATGAATTCGCGCTTTTGCCAGGCTTCCCGGATGTGAGCCGCGTAGTGCCGCCAATTCGCGGGAGTGCTCACGCTTTCGCTGGCCGCGATCATCACGTCCTCGACGCGCTGCCGGTCGCCAATTCGCTTGCCCATGTGGCGAAGCACAAGCACGGGGTCGGGTTCCTCGATGCCCTTTTCGAGCATTTCGAGCATGGCCTTGAAGATTCGCTGGTTGACGGGGTTGCCGAACATCTCCGGGGCGACGAGCCTTGACGATGCCCGCAAAACCGGTTTCTTGCCTGCGCCAAGGAAGATCGAACCCAAGAAATATTCCTCGAAGCCGAGTTCGTAGGGGACCTCGATGTCGCGTTCAAGGGCCATCACGAGGTCAACCGCTCCAGCTCTTCGGGGGTGTAGCGAAGCGGTGGCCGTTCAGGTTCCTCGGGGGGCTTGCCGTGGCCGTTCTTGTGCTGGTCCCTGAGTTCTTTTTCGAGCCAATTTCGCAGGAACTTCACGGCATCGGCAGGCTTATCCGGCGCCTTGGCGTAGCGGGTTTGGGGCTCGAGTGCCCAATCCCTGGCAGCCTTGGCATGGCGAACGATTGCCGCCTCTCCGAGTTCGGAAAAGTCCTCCAGGATTTCATCCAGCTTGCCCGCCGCCGGGGGTGACTTGGCAAAGGCGGGAACCTCCATGAGGATGGGCCGGAGCTTGGTTTCCCCAACACCCCTTCCGGAAGGTGTCTCTGTCTTTGTCACTGTCCCTGTCTCTGTCTCTGTCGCGTGACAGGGTAACGTTTCATCATCGGGTGTAACGTTACGTCGTGGTCGTGTAACGGGTGTAACGTTACCGGCGTTACCGTCCGTTACAACTGCCGCCTTTTTCTTCTCACGTAGCTTTGCAACACGGTCCGTGGACTCGGCTCCCTGGTAGGCGTTCCAGTTCGAGACGGTCATGTACCCGTCCTCGATGAGCAGCGCGCCGTCGGCGGTAGCGGCTTCGACGAGCGCCTTGACGAGATCGGCGGGGATGTCGTGGCCGCCTGCGAACCTTGCCCATGAAGGCACCGGGCATCGCCCTGATGAGCCGAACACCTTGACGTGACAAAGGATTACGGGCCAAACCGCGCGAACGGCCCAGGGTAAATCCTCAAGCCATGACGATTCGTCCCAACCGACATTGAGCCGGACCCATCGAGCATCCTTAGCCATTAAGCCCGCCCCTTTCAATTGTCATGTATTCACTAGCTACCATTTCCGACACTCCGTGTCTCCTTATTCGCGATTCAACAGGGAACAGCCCTAAGTCGGGCCGTCACCTTTTATGCAGCGTGTTCGATGCTCTGTATTCCATAGTGAGCGATGCCAAGTGCATCAACAATCCCGGCATGAGGAACGCGGCAGCCAGGCTGGATCAGTTCAACGCCAGGGTATCGACGTTTCGCCCAGGCAAGTACAGCGCTTTTATCTGAACCCTTCGGGATATTGAGCCGCCTTCGCCACTCTTGAGGGCGCACTAATTCGGTAGGAATCGCCATCGCCGCGAGCACTCCAAGCACTCCGCCGTAGGACTTCCCAAACGAGAACACCGAGACGACCCCCTGCTTTGGCATGGATGCAACCTGCTCAACAATTGCGAGGTCAACGCCTTGCAAAAGTACGCACAGTTGACCAAAGTCTACGTCAGCGCCAACGACCGGCATCTTGTATGTCTGGACATTTGAGCGTGAGTCAATGACAACGATCCCGCCATCTTTTCCCGGGTCAATACCTGCAATGGTTTTCATCGCTTATCCCTCCGCTTGAGTTCTTCCTTTGCCTCTGCGATCTGCGCGTCGAAGCTGGCAACAGTTGAGGATTCGCCGAACTTTTGCCGGTGCCTCGCGCGTTCGTTCTCGGTCCTCTTAATGAGGGCTTTGAGGTCGTCAAGTTTCATGTCTCGGTAGCGTGGAAGGGCGCTCACTTACGCCCTCGCCGCCTTCGCGCCTGCCCTCTTTCCGTTGCTGCCGGCGCTACCTTCCACGACCTCAAGCGACGGCGCACGGGCCACGCAGAACTCGTCAAAGTACGCCTCGGCCTCGTCGATGGAATCCACGCGCTTTGCTGAGACGAGGGTGGCGTTTTCGGAGTGCTCGAACACGGATTCGATATCGATGCGCGTCTCGCCGCCTGAAACCCTGACCGTCATCAGCAAGGTCTCATCGCCGACCTTCTCCGTGCGTGTCTGCACTTGGTCGGGCACCGTCTCCGATGGCAGTTGAGCGCCCTTGCGCTTCTTCTTCGCCTTCTTGGTGTCGCGCTCTTGTTTGCGCGCTGCGGCCTTGGATTCGGCGGAAATGTCGAGAGCTTCGTCGATCGCTTCCGCAAAGCCTTCGGCGTCGGGGTGACGCTCTTCCACGTCCGGGAATGCGACGATCGGCGGAGCCTTGATGGAGAGCTGCATCGACACGATGCCCGAATCTTCGTCGGCAACTTCTTTGGCATCGAGCATGGACAGCAAGTGGTCGACAAGCTTCTCGCGCGCCGGGGCTTCGAGCTGAGCCCAGCCCATCATCCAAACCTCGATACTGAAGAACGCAGATCCCGGCTCCACGGCCACCAATGCGAATTCAGGGTCTGGTGCTTTGGCAAGAAACGCGTTGCGCCCCGTGATCTTTGCCACGGTTCCGAGGTCGGTGAGGTTGCGGCGCTTAACGGGCTCCGTGCGCCAAAGGTATTCGATCCGAACTCCGCGCAAACGAGGGTGATAGGACTCGATCATCCTTTCGGCGACCGAGGCGACGGCGTGAGCGATTGAGTAGGTGTTAGGCATTTCTCTTAGTCTTTGAGTTCGTCTTTGGGGTCGTGTCGTCGCGCCATGAATTCTCGGTAGGATTCGCGCGTTTCGGGGCTGAGCATGGCGATGTATTCGGACTCACCTTCTCGGCGGTCGCTTCTGTCGGTGCGGGCATCCGGGGAGCCAACCCAAACCCCACGGACCCCGCTCATAACTTTCCCGCCCTGCCCTTGGCCTGGTAGGTGCCAGCAGCCTCAGTGATCGTCTTGTTCGGCAAAGGTGCCTCGGGCTGAATCGCCGGGTTGTTTCCTGCCGCGACCCAACGCGCCAGCATTTGGCGGTAGAGCGAGTCTAGGAAGTGCTCGCGCTCTTTGTCGCTCATGCCCGCCATGTGCTCGATCTGGACCCGGTACGCCTTGGCGATGTCGTTTACGGTCTCGCGGGTGACGTTTGCCTTCGCCGCCGCCGTGACACGGTGCATTCCTTCTGACAGGCAGTGCAAGACGAGTCGGCACTGGTTCGGGTTGTAAAGCGCCCTCCACGGCACGACATGCTCAGACGGCTTGCCCTTGCCTTTGTCGGCCGTAAACGGCTTCTCCTTGGGCACTGGCAACGGCGCAGGCGACTCAACGACCTGGCCGATGGGCTGACGAGAACCGCAAACCGCTCGCTCAAAGGTGGATGGCATTGCCTCCACCAATTCCTTGGCCCTTGGCGAGAGTTCGGGCACATTGCACGAGCAATCGCCCACAGGTGGCTCGACCACTGCAACCTCAGTCCGACTCTCACCGCTCACCATGTCCAAGCTGACCGGCGCATCGCCTGCGCGGAACCCTAGCCGAAACTCTAGGGCCCCAACCCGGTCTTTCAAGGCGTCGCGCTCGTCGAGCAATTCCAGCAGCTCGCCCGCCGGGACCGTAACCTCGACAGCGGCAACCGTTTCCATGACGTGCTCGCGCAGGTTCATTCTCCACCGTCCTTGACCACTTCCCACCGGATCATTTTTCCGATGAGACTACGCGGTACGCGAGCCCATCCGTCCTTGACCTCATCATTCAGCGTTAATGGGCAAACTCTCACCTCACCCCTCAGCGGTTCCGGTTCCTGGATAGGGCGGATGGCGAGGACTCCGAGACCGGTAACGCCGAACGATTGACCCTTAAGATTCATCAGGCATTTGTCTTTATCGAGTACGCACCACGTCTCCCCGATCAGAACCTTCGTCGCGCACTCAATGCCGCACACCTCGTAGCCCTCGGGGATGGGGTTATACACCGCGTATGAGTCGCCGTGCAGAATCCCGGCTCCACTTCGTACGCATACCAGATAGGCACACCCATCACTACGAACTTCATCAGCGCCGATTTTCTCAATAAGTGTTAGCGTTCTCGGTTTCTGTTCGCTCATTCTTTTTCCCTCCGCCGGATTTCGGCATTGATGATTTCATCGGCACGGACTGACTCGGCGTCATTCACGACTCGGCAGGAAAGATGCCCGATGGTCGCAAGCCCTAGAACCGTCAGCAATAGAACGATCATAAAGAACTTCCAAAATGGTTCGGATGCAGTGGCTTCAAAGTCGCTCATCGCGCCCCCGCCGTTGGTTGGGATAGTTGGCCGCCCGATTGCGACGCGGCAGGGGTGCGATAACGCTCCTGGTACTCGTAAGCAATGCCCGTGATCGAACTGCCGGCCATTACGCCCAGCAGCAGCCAACCAAGCCACGCCTTCGATTCGCGCGGAGCCTCGTGCATGGTGGACGCAACATTTCGCGCCGCTCGTGGATCGTCGAAAAGCACCTTCGATATCTTCATGCCGCCAGCTTCTTCAAGTCCATCTCC